ACATATTCGTTTCCAAGCAAATCAAGTTGACATATCAGCAGGTGGAAATCTATATTCATATGACGGAGCTGCATTTAACTTAACTGGACATTTGTCAGCAAGTGGTAATATTTCAGGTTCTCAAATTGAAGCAAGTGGTGATATTATAGCATTTGGTTCATCTGATAGAGAACTAAAAGATAATATACAACCAATTGAAAATCCATTAGAAAAAATGGACAAGATTGGTGGTTATACATTTATTTGGAACGATAAACAATCAACTTACAAAGGTAAAGATGTTGGGGTGGTAGCACAAGAAATTCAAGAAGTTTTACCTGAAATTGTATCGGGTCGTGCTAATGGATACTTAGGTGTTAAGTATGAAAAGATTGTTCCATTACTAATCGAATCAATCAAAGAATTACATAAAAAAATTGAAGATATAGAAAAAAATTGTGATTGTTTGAACAAATAATTGATATTTATTACTAACCAAAATAGGAGTTATAATGGCAAAAAAACCAAAAACAATAAAAATTCCAAAAGAAGAAATGGACACTTTAAATGATATTCGTGGTGAATATTCATCTATTCAGTTAAGATTAGGTGAAATAGAACTAAAAAGAATTTCATTAGAGAAAAGTTTAAATGAATTGGATGAATTAAGGGTTATGACTGAGAGTAATTATATTAAGAACACAGAAAGAGAGGCACAATTTACTGACTCACTTTCAAAAAAATATGGACCTGGCAATTTAGATTTATCTAAGGGTGAGTTTACACCATCAAAATAATTTGCTTGCATACCACATTTTGAGTTTTGAACTTAATATTTATACTTAACGAGATTTAACCTAATTAGGAGAAACATAATGGCTGAAAGAATAGTCAGTCCCGGTGTCTTTACAAGAGAAAAAGATTTATCTTTCTTACCACAAGGAATAGGTGAGATTGGAGCAGCTTTGATTGGCCCAACAGATATGGGACCAGCATTTGTTCCAACTGAAGTTAGAAACTTTGGTGAGTTTGAACAAATCTTTGGTAAAGAAAACGGAGACTTTTATGTTCCTTTCACTGCGAAGCAATATCTTCGTAATGCAGGAACATTAACAATCGTTCGTGTTTTAGGATTAGGGGGATACACTAATGGTACCGTAACACTTGTTTTAAGTGGCTCATATGGAGCACAAGCTGCAGCAACACTTAAAACTTCAAGAGGTGGTTTCGGAACTTCATTTGTTCAATTAGCAGGTAGTGCGTCAGTTGATATGGCAATACCATCATCAAGTGCGTTTACTTTAAAACTTGATACAAATGATGACGGAACATTAGAAACATTTAATCTATCATTCTCTACAAGTTCTGCTAACTACATTACAAAAGTATTTAGTGAGAACCCACAAGATAATAATAAAAATGTTTATGTATATTCCAACTTCCAACAAATACAAAACGAAGCAAGTGCAAATGATTTCGTAACATTTGCAACATCAAGTAATGGTGATAATTTCTCATTTGACTACAAAGTGGCATCAACGCCATCTATTCAATCACAATTAGTAAATGGTTCAAGAACAAATCTATTTACCGTAAAAACATTAGCTCACGGAACTAATATTAATTCTAAATACAGAATTGGTATTTCAGATGTTAAGAGAGCAGCAGATGTGGCCGGTAGTGATTATGGTTCATTTAGTTTACAAGTGATTGTCAATAATCCAGGTCAAAATGATGACGGAACCGTGTTAGAAAACTTCTCAAATCTAAGTTTTGATGAAGAATCTACAAATTACTTACCAAGAGTAATCGGTGATAGATTTATCACAATTGACTCAGACGGAAAATTAACAACAAATGGTGATTATCCAAATCAATCTAAATATATTAGAGTAGCAGATGTAGATAATCTACCAAACATTTCAAAAGAGTTAGTCCCTATGGGATTTGGTGCACTATCATTACCACACGCTGTTTCATTAGGAACACCAAGTGGTAGTACGGTAGCTGCTACATTCCCAACGGCATCTTTTAAAACAAATCAAGAAAATAGTCGTGGAACATTTGACCAAAATGTATACTACGGATTAGACTTTTTAAACAAAGATAGTCAACAATATTTAGCACCACTTCCAACATCAGTCGGAACAGGTAATAATGTGACTATGAGTTTACAAAATCAATTAGGACACGCTGACGCATCTACATTAGGTGCTACATTTGCTAATGCTTCTACATTGATTTCTTTAACTAACTCAGCGTTAGGACAAAGAAAGTTTGCAGTTCCTTTCCAAGACGGATTTGACGGATTTGACCCTGCGACAGATAGAAAATCTGGCACAAATATCGCAGCAAATAATACACAAGGATTTGATTTAAGTTCAGCAACCGCTAGTGGTTCGTTGTCCTACAAGAGAGCAATCAATGCAATCTCAAATCCTGATGAATATGATATTAACTTATTAGCACTTCCAGGTGTGATACACGAGTATCACCCAAGTGTAACTAATCACGCGATTGATAAGATTGAAAATCGTGCAGACGCATTCTTCGTCTTAGATGGTTCAAGATATGGAAGAACAATTCAAGGAGCTATTGATGATGTGAAAACATTAGATAGTAATTATGTAGCAACATATTATCCCTGGATTAAAATACTTGACGAAGTGAAAAACAAACCTACTTGGGTGCCACCTTCAGTAGTTCTACCAGGTGTTTATTCAAACAATGATAGAATTGGACAAGAGTGGTTCGCACCAGCAGGTTTAAATCGTGGTGGTTTAACAGAAGTATTAGAAGCACAAACAAGACTAACCAACTTGGAAAGAGATGATTTATACGAAAATCGTATTAATCCAATCGCTACTTTCCCTGGTCAAGGTGTTGTCGTGTTTGGACAGAAAACACTTCAAGGTAAACCAAGTGCATTAGATAGGGTTAATGTAAGAAGATTATTGATTAACTTAAGAAAGTTCATCGCATCATCTTCAAGGTTCTTAGTATTTGAACAAAATACAGCAGCTCTAAGAAATAGGTTCTTAAATATTGTGAACCCATACTTAGAGGAAGTTCAAGCAAATAGTGGATTATCAGCGTTTAGAGTGGTAATGGACGATAGTAATAATACTCCAGATGTTGTGGATAGAAACCAATTAGTTGGTCAAATATTCATACAACCAACAAGAACAGCTGAGTTCATTGTATTGGACTTTGTAGTTCAACCAACAGGAGCAGCATTCCCTGAATAAGTTTATTAATAACTTATAAAAAAAACCCCCATTTATTTGGGGGTTTTTTGTTTTAACTGGATCGCGTTATTGACTGAAAAAAATTATTTTGGGTAAATAGCAAAGGTATCAGCGTATTCAGCCAAACAACCATACTGACTTCTAACATAGCCGTATTGTGGCTTACTACAACCACGATACTTAATTCTAAAATTACCCGTTCTCATCATATTCCTAATCGTAGGATTGAACCTATACATCATAGGAATACCCTTGTATAAAGCTTGTTCAAAATAAGGAGCTTCATAATTTTCTAACCTAATAGCCGGTTGTTCAGCATTAGCTTCATATAATTCCATAGGATTATGAGCATATTGATAATGAGTAATGGTATGAGTTCCATTTTCTACATACTCACCAGCGTCATTATAATACCCATAATGGTTTGGGATTTCTCTTGTTACCAAAGTATCTTGGTAATCTCTCATATAAATATTTTCAGTATCAGTCGTTATTTCAATCATTTCGTTTCCTTTATTGTTATCAATCATACTATAATATAATAATAATATTTGTAAAAGTCAAGCTTTTTTTTAATTAATTTTCGTAGTCGTTTTCATCATAAACTTCTTCTTCACAATCATCACAAAGGAAAAAGCCGTCTATTTCAACACCACATTCTTCACATATTATTTCATCAATCATACTATAATATACAAACAAAAAATGACAATGTCAAGTAAAAACTTCAAAAAAACTTCTAAAAAGATATGATTTCTATACAACACTTTTTTTGATTTCTTTATATTTATTACTGAAGTAAAAAATTTATAGGAGAAATAAAGTGGCATTTTTAGACCCGAACGAAATATTCTTTACACCATTTGAACCTAAGATGAAAAATAGGTTTATTATGGAAATAGACGGAATACCAGCTTATCTAATTAAAACAATGGCAAGACCACAAGTGACATTTGAAGCAGTAACACTTGACCATATCAATGTAAAAAGATATGTAAAAGGAAAAGCAACTTGGTCAACATTGGAAATAACTCTATATGACCCAATCGTTCCAAGTGGAGCGCAAGCAGTTAATGAGTGGGTTAGACTTCACCACGAAGCAGCAACAGGTGTGGACGGATACTCATCTGAATATAAAAAAGATATTACATTTAATGTATTAAGTCCTAATGGTGAAAGAGTTGAACAATGGGTTCTTAAAGGTGCATTTATTACAACAGCAAATTGGAACGGATTAGATTACGCTTCCAATGAAGTAGTCGATATCAACTTAACAATGCAATACGACTACGCTATATTAGAGTTTTAGGAGAAAAATTATGTGGGCAATATTTAAAGACAATAATGAATATAACGAGAAATCAATAATTGGTTTCGGTGCATTTACAATAATGGTTTTGTTTGCGTTTGCAGATGTTGTTACTGGACTTATGGGTAAAGATTTAGTTATCAATGATGTGGTATACAATTCTTTCCTATTCACTACATTAGGTAGTTTCGGTATCGCAGGTGCAGAAAAAGTTTTAAAAAAATAAGTTATTAATTCTTAATTAATCAAGGAGTAAAAAATGACTGATAGTCAGTATGGGTTTCCTACTGAAGTTCTATCTTTACCGTCAAACGGGTTGATATACTCGGAAGATAGTCCTTTGCGTAGTGGAACAATTGATGTCAAATATATGACAGCAAAAGAGGAAGACATTTTAACATCTCAAAATTTAATTGAACAAGGTGTTGTGATTACTAAATTATTAGAAAGTGTAATCGCTAATCCAAAAGTTAAATTAGATGAAATGTTAATCGGTGATAAAAATGCAATTATGATTGGAACTCGTATATTGGGTTATGGTTCAAGCTATGAAATATCGTTAGTTGACCCTGATACACAAGAAAGAGTGGAACACACCGTAGATTTGTCTAAACTAAATAATAAAAAAATAGATGAGAGTATATATGAAAACGGAAATCTTTTTTCATTTGAATTACCTAATTCAAAGAGAGTTGTAGAATTTAAACTATTAACTCACGGAGATGAAAAAGAGGTAAATGAAAAGTTAAAAGATTACGAAAAGGTCGAGAAGCTCACGGGTATATCCTATGAACTTACCACAAGACTTAAATATCAAATACAATCAGTAGATGGAAATAAAGACCAAAAATTTATTGACAATTTTGTTGATAATGAATTCTTGGCATTAGATACAAGAGCATATAGAAAATATATGTCTGAAATAACACCAGATATTGATATGACATTTGAATACACAAGTCAGAAAGGTAATAAACATACATTGGATATTCCTTTAGGGATAGACTTTTTTTGGCCAGCCGCCGAGTAATAGGGCGGCTATTCACGAAGAACTCTTCAACATCGCCTATTATGGAAATGGGTTTAATCACAACGAACTCTACAATATGCCAGTTCCTTTGAGAAGATTTTATGCTCAAAAATTAATAGACGCAAAAGAAAAAGAAAAGAAACAATACGAGGAAGCCGTTGGTAAATCTTCACCAGAAATTCCAAGACCAACATTCCAAAAATCTTAATCTC